ACATAATACGGTGCAAAACCGGAACGTTCAATTTCTTCCGGTGACAAATTCTTTGTCAGCTGATAGATAATTGCACAGATCATCTCCATATGGGCAAGTTCTTTATCCCAATTCTTTTGGAAATGAATTACATAATAATATGAAGAAACTCGTTTTTTCTTCTATCAAAATACTATATAAAATAGATGATACAATATTCAATCCCCCGGAGTCATTTACTCCGGGGGATCTATCCGAAACCATAATGATCGCTTCGGCCAGTTATGCTTTTCCCTGAACAAGTTAAGTATAGCACGGTATGGTTCATTTTTCAATTATTCAACCCAAGCCTGGAACTTGTCAATGAATCTCTTCTTATCTCCGGCAAATCCGTCCATGCCACTTGCTTTCAGTGTATCGACCTGATCTGCGTAGAAGTTCTTGTTATTCCGGACAGAAACTCTATAGTGAACCATCTGGTACTCATATCCTTCCGGTGTAATGTAGTACAGTTCAACTGCGAGAATCTCTGAACCGTCTCCGAGGATTCCATTCTTCTTGTCGTTTAGATCATAGCTGTTGCCGAATGTCAGATATGGAAGCCATCCGTTAGCCTGTGTATAGACACGCGCCCGGATACTTCCCTTGCTTACCTTGATGGCAAGCCACTTGATTGGAACATCATCACTTTTGCCAGCCCAGTCCGCTTTGTTTGTTACTGCCGGCCACCACTTATCTGTGAAAGCCTGATATGTGATATCGACCTGTCCTAAATCTTTCTTTTCAGCTGGTGCTGGCTTGACAGAAGGTGTGACAGGCTGAACGCTTCCTCCAAACTCAATATAGCAATGGTTGACATCAACTCTTCCACTAACTCCATCTACCTGTCCATCAGAAGAATACTGCCAAATCGCATACTGACCATTGTAAGTATCCTCCGGAAGATTCTTGTATCTTGCCATCCACTCAACATATTTTCCACGTACATTGCCGAGATAGTTGTTGAACCAACTCAGTGACGCGTAGATTCCCGGAGTATATCCAGCTGCTTTAAGTCCTTCGCAGACAATCTCACAGCATTTAGGTGCGTATCCCTGTGTGCCTGGTTCCTCAACATCAATGAAGATAGGTAACTGGAAGGTATGACCTTTAATCAGTCTTAAAATGTGAGCAAGCTCGCTCTGTGCCTGTCTGTCACAAGTTGCGTAGCTGTACAGATAGACTCCTACCGGGATTCCAAGTCTTTCGCACTCTGCAAGGTTGCGGATCCACTGTTTATCATCCTGTGATGCGATATCGTCTCCGTAACCACATCTAAGAATAGCTCCGGCACAACCTGACGCCTTGACTCTTTCCCAGTTGATAACTCCATTATGATAAGATACGTCAATAATCAGATTACTCATACCATCCACCTTCTTTCAGTTCTGCTTTCTTCTGCTCAATCTCCGCTGCGTGTTCCTCTGCAAATTTCTCCATAGTTTCCAGTGAAGTCCCTTCGTTATCAGAGATTTCCTTTGCTGAAAGTCCGTAGGCGAAACTCTTAATAATTTCTTTTACCGTCTGTTCTGTCATAATATTCTCCTTTCTTGCACTGGTGCAATTCTACTTTTTCTTATATGCGTTTCTGTTCCACATCTCTGTCACTCTCTCCCAGCCACCAGTACTCACTAAATAGACGATGAATGCAGCAATGAATGATGCAAAAATGTAATACCACTCAATTACTATCTGATAATAAGTACACAAGACGATTACTGCTACTGGTGTCAGGATCAGAGATGTAATCAGTGCCACAACATTCGTCTGTACCTTCTTCAGTGCCGGCATCTCCTTGATTGTCTGCACGATCACGCTGACCAAGAAAGCCAGCACTCCGATTCCTGCCAAAATGTAACTCATGTACTGCATTAATGTTTCAATGTTCATGTTCAATTCCCTCCAAATCACTAATTCTATGGTTTGCTACTCTGATCTGTTCCTCCTGAACAGAAAGTCTCTTTTCAATACTGTATGTTCGCTCAACTACATTGTTGTGCTTATCTACTCTTTTTGTCAGCTCATCCAACTTGTATTCCATAAGAGCTCTTGTCTTTTCCTGCTGTCCGTGATTGTTCAGTAGACAAATCACTAGCGTTACGCCTGCTGAGATGCAGGCTGAAATAATTGTTTCCATAGCCATACTTCTTTCTTTAAAATTTATATTTTGGTCTCTCTTCTCCCCACAATAACCATCTGATCCAATCATCCAGGTACACCGCTACCGCTGAAAGGAGAAACCATAATACTGTAAACTGTGGACAAATCTGCCCTAATAAGTTTCCAGGCAAATTACTATAATCCCACACATTCCATCCTAATATGATATTCACAATAATCCCGGCAATCAGTTCCAATAACGTTATGATGATAGCTCCTGCTGCCATCTGCCAGCGCATTGCAAGATCTCTTCGTGTATACTCATTAATACATCCGATCAGATAAAACGCCATCCCTCCAACCAGAAACATGGACCAGTGACTTCGTCCTCTTGTGAAAAGTTCAATCAGCACATACAGAAAACCGCCAATTCCAAACAGAATCAGCGGTCTTAGCCATCTCATACAGACTGAGCCGCGATCATCGCTTTTAACGGCTCAGACTGATATTCTACAGGAATATCCATTCCATAAGTGACTTTTTCAACTTCTTCTTTGTCTTCCAGTGATCTAATGTAAATTCTCAAATCTCTGAAGTAAGTTACATGCCATGTAACGTGAGACATTGCCGTGGTCGTGATTCGTGCCATATCTGCATTACTGTAAAACTTACAGTGTTCTTCCTCATCTGATGTATGCCACGGAATATTTTCTTCTCCTGCTGCCACCTGTCCCTGTAATCCTACAAGGCTTGTCTGATCATGTTCAGTTAATGTGAAATGCTCTACACTTCCATCCGTAAGTGTTACGTTTACACCCTCAGCAATCACGCTCTGCTGTGCAGTGTTCATTTCACTGACCTTTTCTTCCTGCACTTCTTCCAGTGTTGGCACATACGGTTCTGGCTCTGGTTCAGGTTCTGGCTCTACATATACACTGCCATCATCGGACAAGATATATCCTTCCCCCTGTTCTCTGTAAAGAGTTGTAAAGTTATCGTATTTTCCATATACATTTCCTTCATCTGTCACAAGATGAAAACCGGACAGATTCTTTTCTGTATTCTCAATCAATACATGATGTGGATCCTGCACTGTTACATTTCCGATAACCGGATCTTTCTGATCTAAAAAAAGAATGTTCATATTTCTCCCTTCTGTGGAGTTCTTAATTAAATGGCAAATCAATTATAGACATAAGTAAAAATCACTGTAAATTTGCAAATGGTTTGATTGTTCAATGGGGAACAGGATCGTTTCCAAGTTCATCGTCAGGTGGGCAAGGGTATGCAACGATAACATTTCCTATACCATTTTCAGATAAATCTTACACTGCTATTGCTTGCGCAAAATATCCTGGAACTGCAATCCCAGCGTTTATGGTATCTACAGATATCGCGAGTACCTCAAAAATGTATATATATGGACGAACCGGCAATTTAACAGCAATAACAGGTGCTGAATGTAGATGGATTGCTATAGGTTATTAATTTCTACAAATCATAGGACACATCTAACCATATATAGGTATCTTTCTGAAATGAAGAGTTAATCTGATAAGATATAGCACCATTCGTTTCTATGATTACACATCCGATGCCTATAAGTGTCCAATTATCTTTCGTTACAATTGCAGGAAATGCTTCACCTGTAGGCGGTGCTATTTCAGCCGGAATTGATCCACCGTTATATTTAGTATTGGCATTTCCCAAGCCAGTTGTATATAATCCAGCCATAATAGAAACTCGATTATTCTTTTTTGTGATACGCTGGTTTCTTATAGCAAGCGATCCTCCTTGCGATATGCTATACACCTTTTCTTCTAATTTGCCATTTAATTAAGAACTCCACCTCTTTTCTTCTCAATAAAAAATTGTACAAAAATAACACCTGACTATTGCCAAGCGTTTTTCAATCTCTATTTTTCTTACTGCTATGCGCTTAAATATTTTTTATGATGATACTGAACAGCTTCCTGATCCACCGTGCAATACCTCATTGTTGTTTCCGGCTTGGAATGTCCCGCTAAAATCATTGCTTCTTGAAGTGGCATTCCACGATTCAACGCATTGGTCAATGCTGTCCGCCGAAATCTATGAGGATGAGCCTTCTCCACATTGGCTCTTTTTCCAATTCTTCTTATAATATCCTCGATCCCCGACTTTGACAGACGTTCATGACCACCCTTTAACGATACGAACAGCGCCGGATCTGTATCTGTCCGTCCTTGTAAATATTCTTTCAAGTATAGGTTCGTCTTTTCATTGATGTACACTCTCCTTTCTTTCCCGCCTTTTCCATATACAACCAGATCTCTGCTGGCAAACTGAACGTCTTCACGATTGATTCTTGATAATTCCGATACCCTGACCGCTGTAGAATACAAGAATTCCACCATAGCCTTGTCTCTAATCGTATCGCATTCTCTCAACAATTTTTCTCGTTCTTCATCCGAAAAAGGCTTCTTAATTATTGTCTCAACTTTAATCTCTTCCACCATAATCATTGGATTTAATCGGATTCTGTTCCGATCCCGTAGCCAACCGAAGAAGCTGCTGTATACCGCCCTCACATTTTTCAATGTCTGGTTTGACACTTTTCTAATTGCTTTATAGGCTCTCATATACTGTGAGATATCTCCGGCAGTAATCTGTGCTACTTCTTTATCAATATAAGATAACAGCCGTTGCAGTTCGTATTGATACCGCTTTACTGTCTCAGGTGACTTACCGCCCAGTGACTTACTCATCAGAAAGTCTTGCAGATCTGTCATCCATTCATTACTGACAGCCTTTACCGATGTTTCCTCCACAATTTTACAGCCTGCCAAAACAATCATAAGAACATTTTGTAGCTCTTTCTGCTGTTTTTCCTGTAGAACTCCCTGCATTCTCCTTAAGATCTCCATAATTTTCTTTTCCATTCTTCCTGCTCCTTTTTGCTTTCAGTATAACAAAAGGAACTGCGTTAAATGGCAAATTAGAGAAGAAGGTGGATGCCACTACTTTAGGATTTGGAATTTCTGAAACATTCACAGGACAGTACCTTAATTCAAAGCCCATCTATCAGAAAATGATATCTGTCGGAGCATTACCGAATAATACAATGAAATCTATAAGCACAGGTATTACTGGTGCTGATTATGTCTGGGTTGATATGGAAAATAGTTTTGCATTCAATTCCGGTGCAAGCTATCCAATTCCGTATGTGGATCCTAGAGCTGTGGCAAATTCCATAGGTGTAAGGATTACAAGTAACGGCGCAACGGTTATTGTATCGACCGGAGCAAACTGGTCCACATATTCCGGAAGTATTACTCTGAGGTATACCAAGAAGTAATTATTTCCAAGTACCCTTCACATCATAATTAAGATCTGTTGATCTGGAGGTCGGACCATATTGCAAGATAGTCCCTTTCATGTCGATCCCCGACATAGATGCATTGCCAGTCCATACAACACCAGAGTTATTCGCTGTGTGTTGTACAGATGAAATGGTTTTAGCAGTAATCCCAATATTCAGATTCTGATATTGAGCGTAATAGACACCGCTTGTTCCAATCTGATTTGCAAATACGAGATCCGTGATTGCTACATGGCCATATGCTTCAAAGCGTCCATCTGCGTATTTCTTCACATATCTTTTATCGCTGACTTTGATCAGCTCATATGATTTGCCATTTAACTCAGTAATCTCATCTTCAAGTGCCTTTCCCTGTCTTGCATCCAGTGCATATCCTGCTTCTGTTGTAAGAAGATTATTGATCACATTCGCATTATTCAGTTTCTTTCCATCCAGTACCTTTCCCTGGTATCCATCCAGAACAGTACTTCCGGCTGATGCTGTTGTCAGGTTATTGGCTACTGATTGGAATGCAGACGTACCGAGATCTTTAAAGTACTTTGCGATTTTTCCAAGTATCGTCCCGAATTTCTCATTGCTTATGATATTTTCTCTTCTACTTGCCGTTGTAAATGCTACCTGAGCATTTGCATCTACAGTCCCTGTCGGACCTTGCGGACCGGCGGGACCAGTTGGTCCCGTGTCTCCTTTCGGTCCGGTTGCTCCGGTCGCTCCAGTCGCACCGGTTGGTCCCTGCGGTCCGGTTGCGCCTTTTGCGCCCTGTGGGCCTTTCAGGTTTCCGGTATACACCCATTTTGCTACAGATGCAGCACCGCCAACTGTACACCGGTATGTATTTCCTGTTGATGTGTTCAGATAGTTATCATTTACAATGGCGTCTGTGATTCCTGATCCGGAAAAGATTGTCGCCGTTGTACTTGTTCCGGTGATTGCCGTTCCCTGTGTCCAACGGCTTCCTCTTGTTCCTGTGGCTCCTGTAGGTCCTACGACCTGTCCTAAATCAATCTGTCTTGTTGCCATTGTATCTCCTCCTAGTTTGCATATACTGCAATTAAATGACCGTTCTGGATTTTAAATGTTGGGGTTTCTCCATCTTTGCCTGCTGCTCCGGTGGCTCCTGTCGCTCCAGTTGCGCCCTGTGGACCAGTTGCTCCAGTATCTCCTTTTGCCCCCTGTGCACCGGTTGTTCCTTTTAAACTTCCTACGTATACCCACTTAGCTGCTGCCGCTGCTCCTGCAACAGTACAACGATACGTATTGCCTGTGGATGTATTCAGATACATATCATTCACCAGTGCATCTGTGATTCCTGTTCCTGAAAAGATTGTCGCCGTTGTACTTGTTCCGGTGATTGCAGTTCCTGCATTCCAGCGGCTTCCTCTTGTTCCAGTCGCTCCGGTTGCTCCCTTATCTCCAGTTGCTCCCTTATCGCCTTTCGGTCCCTGTGGTCCTGTCATACCGGTCGCACCAGACAAATCAGTGATATATGTATAGGCTGATTTTCCTTTCACGTACAGCTTTGCGTTATCTGCATCGTTTACATTTCCAGTATCGATCATAACGAACTGTCCTTCTTTCACTCCGTCCGTTGAAAAGCCAGAATTCATTGCAGATACGGAAGCGAATGTCTTTGCAATCGCAAATGCATCTCCTTTGTCTCCCTTATCGCCTTTCACCCCCTGCGGACCTGTAGCACCTGTGGCTCCAGTGGCTCCTGTCGCTCCAGTTGGTCCCTGTGGGCCTGTCGCTCCTGTATCTCCTTTGTCTCCTTTAGCTCCTTTCATGGACTGGATATACTGTGCTTCTGTCTTTCCTGCGTTTCCTGACTGCGCAAGCCATACCTGATAGGCTGATTTACCTGTTGGGCCTGTTTCACCCTGCGGTCCGGTTGGTCCCTGTTGGCCTGTTGCTCCTGTTTCTCCTTTTGGTCCCTGTGGTCCGATAATTGATCCTAAATCTACCTCTCTTGCCATGTTTCTTTCCTTCCTTTCTTTGTTGAAAAATTTTTATAATAAAAAGCACCTGTCGTAACAAGTGCTCTCTATCCAGTAAGTTATTCATATTTTACAATCAGATGACCTTCCCTGATTTCAAATTCCGGCGGTTTCCCGTCTTCCCCTTTCAGGTCTGCCAGCGGAATCAGCTCTTTCCATTCATTCTGATCTGTATACCTCCACTGGATCGACGTGCCATCATTCCTGATTTCAATTTCTTTTCCTGCTGCCGTCTCCATCCGGACTCTGTTTCCGACAGGTGTATCACCTGACAGTAACTGTAATTCTCCGTCGATGACAGTCATATTGTCTGCCTTTTTTTCAAGTGATTCCAGTACCTGACGCAGAAGGTTCTTGCCTGATGGTGTGCTATAATCTCCTGGCTGTTCTCTCTTTTTAACTGGAAGTTCAATAATTCTGACAGTTTTCCCGCTCATCGCATCTGCAATATACACATATGCAATCAAGTCTTTTCCAACTTCCAGCAGTTTGTCCGGGATATCTGCAAGGATCCTGTTTTCTTCTATAGTTGCAATACAGATCTCTGCTTTTGCACTGCATTCTTTTACAGCAAAATGAACCTCTGCATGATCGATTCCTTTCAATCCCTCTATCTGCAGTATCTGTCCATAATCCCACTGTACCAGTCCACGTGCTTCTGTCTTACGCACATTTTCTTCAAACATCGCTCTAATCATGTTGTCACCTCATCCAGTATATATACCAACCTGCCCTCTACAATCTTCAACGGCGGAGCTGGATCAGATCCATTATAGGTAAGTAACAGGTGACCGCTTTCCACCGACATGGCAAAAATCCCCGGATCCAGTGATGTTATCGCAGCATTAGCATCTCTGCCTGGTGGTCCCACTGGACCAACCGGACCGGTATCTCCTTTTGGCCCCTGCTCTCCGTCTTTTCCTGGTATGCCCGGAATCCCCTGTTCTCCCTGTGGTCCTGTCGCACCCGTTGGGCCTGTGAAGTCACCATTCTGAAGCTTTTCCTCTAATGTCTGTTTTATCTGCTCTGCGCCCTTTGCTGCATCCTGTGCCCGCTGTGTAGCTTCTTCCATTCCTTTGATAAACTTATCAATCCATCCTGCCTCGTTTTCGCTTTCCGGAACATCACCTTCCACGAAATTTCTTTTGACCTCTATCGGCTGCTCAAAAGTTACCAAAGTGTCCTCTCCTTTAGTAATTTCTAACTGAAGCAGACTTCTTCCTGTTTCTGCCAGCATCTGATCTTTTACAATAACACGTACCGTGTTCTCAATGATCGGACACGCATTATATGTTGCTTTCTTCGATGGTTTCAGAATAAAAACCTTTGCAGATGCATCTTCCGGTATTTCATAATCCATGAAATGAAAATAGATGGGAAGTGCATTCGTACCTCTTACATAATGAATTGGGCTCTTGATCCTGTCTTCCAGCACATATACATTACGTTCAATATAATTCATTCTCTTTCTTTCACCTCTGTTCTATCCTGGTATCCATTTGACTATATACAGGCCTTGCACCGGTGCAATGTTCCCGCCCGGATAGCGGAGAACATACTGCCACGGGAAGTTATAGTAACCATGTACATGAATTTCAGCCCCCGTCTGGTCTCCGGTCTGTCCTCCTGTGATTCCACCTAATTCATTTTGTGAAGCTCCTACCAGCTGTCCATTCCCTATGAACATTTCTGTATGGCTTCCTGGTTTCAACAGGACATCTCCTCTTATCAGACCAGATCCAGTGGACAGATTCACCTGCGATGTAACATCTTCAAATCCTGCTGAAAGAAATACACTGTACATCGTTCCTGTAGCCGGTGTATATCCTGGTCTTGTGTTAAGTCCCGCATTGTAATACGCCCAGCAAAGAAGAGACGAACAATCATAATCCGGTCCATCCCTGTGTGCCTGATCGTATCCGTGACTGTCATCCTTTGCGATTGCCACCGCCCACTCAACAGCCTTTTCTATAATCCGACTTCCTGTAGCGTATTTTTTCAGATATTCATACCATTTTCTTGCTGCACTGCGTCTTGCAGATTCTACCTCAACGCCCGCGCGTTCAAAGTTCTTAAGGAAAGCGCTGGCCAGATATTCTGGTGTCTCTGTGCTACTCTTGAACTGCGCCCATGTCATACTGTAGGAACTCGTTGCTATCCATTGGCCGGAAGATGCTGAAAGAGTATCAATCCAATGCAACTGTCCAACCGGATCTGTGATTGCATATCCATTGGATTTCGCCCAATCGGTATAATTCGTTGCCGGTGTCCATTGAACCAGTCCAAAGCCGCCGCTATAGTTTCCTTCATTCAGACTCTGCCAGAGTCCGGGGTTAATGTTGGACTCCTTTTCCATATTTCCAAGGATGCCCCCGATTGCATTCAGTGTCCAGCCTTTTCCAGCGAAATACTTATACACTTCAAGGGCGTTGCCCTGCATCTGAGATTCCGAAAGATAATTGTTGCTTATTGTCCAGCTCATCAGAAACTACCTTCTTTCGTATTTCCACCTACAACATGTCCATTTTGGATATCCAGATACGTTCCGTCTGAATATACCGCTCTTCCTGTCTTTGTTGACTTCCCGCCGACCTTAAGTGATCCGCAGGAAAGTGATACTTCTCCTACTGCATTGATTGAGATCTTCCCTTCATTCGTAATCAGGATACTTGCATATTGTCCACCGTAAGACTGTATACTCATACCATTATCCTGATAGTGCATAATTCCTACTGTCTCGCCCTTGGTGTTCCTTATAAAAATAGATCCGTTACCAATCAACACACCGCCGTTAGATGCATGATCTACAACAATGCCCTGATTTGTCAGAGCCAGAACCACATTGCCATTCGCATCGAGTACTTTTGCGGTTCCATCTCCATTGTCTTTTCCTCCAAGAATCAGCGTTCCTCCCTTGATTCTGTCTGCCAGCATCGTTCCAGCTACAATAAAATCTGCATAAAAGCCCTGACCAGTTCCGAAGGTAGTCCACTTCCAGTCCCTTCCATCTGCTGTACGTTCTGATGCAATCTCGAATCCGAGCGTTCCCAGGCACATTGCTCCATAGGTCGGAGATTCTGAATCCAGATCTTCAAACAATATCGCCCGGACTGGCTGTTTCTTCGCAATCGTAGACTGCGCTTTCAGCTGTGCTTTTACCCCATTGATGATTCCCTGAACCTGCTGCCCGATCAGCGTTCCATCGGAACGGATTGCCTGGTCAACACGACTCATAACAGAAGACACATCATCGAGGAAATTATACTGGAATTCTCCCAGCGTCACGGAGGTCAGCTTGTTTCTCACAGCATCCCACTCCAGTTCAATCACTCTTGCATCCGACAAGATTCCTAATTTTGAATGTTTACAGTGAACTGTATCTCCAAGTGAAACCTTTTCCAGTTCTTTCACATCTTCATACAATTCCGTATTCTGTAAAAGCTCCATATCTGCCTCGATTGTCACCTTTGGCTTGTCCACATCTAACTCAAACTGTTCCCTGCATTTCTTTTTCAGGGCTTCTTCCAGCTGTTCCTGTGTATCACAGATAATCGTTCCATTTTCTTCGTCATCTTCTCCTGCATCCACACGCATCTTAACATCCTCAAACGTCATCACGCCGTAGCGTACTGTCGGATATTTTCTGATCAACGGAGAGTCCACCCAGGGGTTCTCCCCTTCGATCATGTAGCCATTGTACGATTTTGGAACAATCCTCGTGACCACATCCTTCATGTCCACCGTTTCGGAAAATCCATCTTTCACGATATTTTTTCCATACAGCACTTCTACGCCATAATCACCGCCGACTCTCTCATCAATCGTAACATTGTAATTATCATATAGAATCTCTCCACCCCAGCGATTAACAAAAGAATTCTCATCACTTCCATTAATCGCTTCTATCAGATTCTTCATCTGATAATAGGCAGTCGATAACGTTTTAATATCTGATTTTGCCTGATATTTGTGGTTTGGTGCTGTCATCAGATCCAGAGCATCCTGGCCATTCTTATCCGTTGGTCTGATGTCCAACAGGAAGCAATCCTCTTTTGCATCGAAAAAAACAGGCATAAGATCTGCACTTACACCTGAATCTTTTTTCTCTTTATTAATCACACGGAAAAGCTGTTCCCCATTAAATGATGGCATCTTAATTACCGCATTGTCTACGATATACCTCCAACGCCCTTCCGGATCGATTGGATACTCTATCGTTGCCGTCCACTCTCCATTCAAGATCACATGAATTGTAGCTTCTTCCGGAAATAATGTCATATTTCCGTTCTGTTCATATTCCGTATTTTCCGGATTATAAATCTGAATCATAAGCGCCTCCAGTTCGGGATAATCTTTAATTCAAATCCCTCTGTAATTGTCACGCTGTTTTCCCCTTCCTGTAAGAAGAGTTCTTCATAATCGCCAGATATAGCCGTATTGCTTAATGTTCCATCTTCTCTGTAGGCAAGTTCCCGCTCTGTATCGATCACAAGATTCTGTCCTACGTTTGCAGTCATGTGATTTCCATTGACTACAAGATCACACTTTCCTTCTCCATATATCTTATAGACCGGACAGGAAATCTCATAAGGATTCCACCCGACATCCTCTATCGAGTGTTCATTCTGACCTTCCACCAGATAACGCAGACCATTCTCTGTAAGGAAACTTGCACTGAAATTTCCAATTCTTGCAGTGGTATGTTCTGCTTGATCCAGCTCTACTTTCATAATCTTATAGAAGCAGGATGGATCAGACCCGAAACTCAGGTGGCTGTTCCTTTCAGATAGCCACTTCTGTATCTGTCCCCACCGGTCAATCCACTGTTCTTCCTTTCCGATCCAGTTGAAATCCACCTTGATCTCAGTAGATTCATATCCTCCATCCAACAGATATAAAGTTCCATCCCTCCCGGCAATCTCCACAGAAGAAGCTTTTTTCACTGCCGGTGGAATGGTTGGCAGATTCTTGGCATAGACCCCAAAGTTTGATCCTGGGATTCCATTATACTCAACCTCCATCATCATACGCCGGCAGCTCCTTTCTTCCACTTAATATTCTGTGACATTTTCTTAATGATTGCATCAACCAGAACATCTGCCAGTTTCTTGTCTCCCAGCTGAATCTGATTTTCAATTACCAGGGACATCTCTGATAGTGCTTCTGCAATCAGCTGTGCCAGTGCATAGTTGTTCGCCTGCATTTCGTCCCGGATATAAGTCTTCAGCAGATCGATTGGAAGTACCGCCTCTTTCCCTGCTTCACCGCCTCCCAGGGCTGTATTGCCATTCATTCCGAAAATCGTCGGACTGTTCAGGATACCTCCGTTTGCGTACCAGTCAACCGAAAACTTTGGAACTTTTGGTGGAACAAGCGACCATTCTCCACTCGCCTTGAAATGTGGAAGTTTAATTTTGGGAAGTTTCCATTCAAAGTTGAAAAATCCCTTGATTTTATTAATTACACCTTTAACAAAATCTGCAATGCCGCCAAATATTGCATTAACTCCATTTCTAAACCATTCACATTTATTATATAAAAGGATAATCAAACCAATTATCACGACAATTCCCATTGGTCCAAGCACGGTCCATAGATTTGAAATCAACGGAATCAATGTTTGTATTCCCATCGCAATATTCCCGATTCCCGAAAGAATTGGAGCTATTGCTGCCACTACCAATACACATCCGGCAATCAATCTCTGTCCTTCTGGGGAGAGCTGATTAAACTTTTCAATCAATCCGGCAATCAATTCCGTAATTTTGGTAATCAGCGGTGCAACTGTATCCGCAAGCTCAGCTGTTGCCTGTTGGAAATCTGCTGTTGCCTTATTTCCGTCTACCAAATTCTTATTGTTTTCCTGCCATTTTTTTCCTGCATCTACAAGACCCTGATTCGCCATTTCCTGCATGACCAGGTTCACTCTCTCACTTTCGCTTCCGCAAGCCGCAAGTTTTTCATTAAATGCATCCTCTGAAGTTCCCGCCCAATTGAGCATATCTGCAAAAGTCCCCGTAACAGTACTTGTTTTCACAGTCTCATTGATTGATTCTGCAAGTCCATCAATGGGAATACTATCCCCGTAAGTCGCCCATGCGCCAATCGTCCCCTCGATTACCGTGCTTAATTCTTCTTGCGACAAACCTAACGCCTGAAGATTGGCCGTAGTTGTTGCAGCTGTCTGATCATCTGCAAGCACACCGTATAAGGTTCTATAACTTTCTGCTGTTTGTTCTGCTGTGTACCCTGCATTTTGGCTCGACACCTCAAGCGATCCCATAATTTTACGATATTCTGCTGTTGCAGGTACTGTGGCTGCTGTTGCCGCTACTATGCCTGCTGCCGCCGTTGATATTCCACTAAACTTATCTCCTGTCTCTTTTGCTTTATTTCCAAAAGCCTGTACTTTTTCAGCATAACCTTCCGTTGCGGCTGCTCCGGTTTTCAGCTTTTTCTCAACATCTTCCAGTTTGCTTTTGTAACCATTGAGTTTTGTAGTAGTTTCATTTATCTCATTCTTTTTGTCCTGAATTGCTTTTTCATCTTTATTTTCAGCAGATTCAAGAATATCCAATTGTTTTTTTAATGATTCGAGTATTCTTTCATAATTCTCTGTTTGATTTGAAAGATACTTCTGTTCATCTTTATATTTTACAATCGACTTTGTATGATCGTCATATTTCGCTTTAAGAGCTTCGATTTCAATCTCATTTGCCTTAATTTTATCTGTAGACCCTGCAATTTCATCAGATAATTTCCTGATTTGTTCCTTACTTTCTGCTGCACCGCTCTCAAGTTCTTCTGTTACTTCAGCAAGGCCTTTCTGATATTTTGTTAAACTAATCTGTGCACTTGTAAGCTGGTTCTGCTTCTTTCGGATTGCATCCTCATTTCTGTTTTCTGCAGATTCCATTTCTTCACGCTCACGCTTCAGAATTTTCACTTTATCAGAATAAACGTCTGTCTGTTTTGCCAGATATTCCTGCCGGTCTTTTAACTTTTCAACTGCAGTAGTGCCGTCATCCCA